CATTGATGCTACTGCTCAATTCTTAAAAGACATTACATTGTTCTTGCGTGACGCAGGTGCTTCATTTGATGAGAGTGCAAGAATACCTACATCACCAAACAATGAAACTGCAGATGGTAACCAACATGGTAAGACTGACCAAACTCCTGATATTACTATTATACTGCAAACATTTGAAACGTGGGCAGAGACATTGACTGCAGGAACTTCAGTTAAACACACAATAGAGATTTATAAACAAATTGCTAGAGTTGCACAGAGCGTACAGAATGTAGTCACACTTCTATTACCAACTATCACATCTACAGATGTACTAACAGCAACTTCATCATCGAAACTACACTTAATTGCATCTCTTGGTCTAGAAGATGCACACTTACATGAGTCCTATGGGTCAGCAAAACTCGGACCCACAGGGTATTCACTAGACCGCTTCAAGTTCTTGTTCCCGCCATACAGCGCAGGAACTAGAGAAATCGACCGCGGTGGTCGTATATATAGAGGAACATATGATAGTTCTAAATTGACAAGTAATTATTCTGGTAGTAACACCAGCAATGATGATTATTGGGATACTTATGCAAATACACAAATTGTACATTTGAATGAGATTGTCAATAATGTAGATGACTTAGTAAACTTCCCTGGTAGAAAACTAGATTTCACATTTGATTCCGAAATCTTCCTACGAAGCAGTTAAAAAGTCTTATAAATAATGTAACACACTTAATTAGTTTAAAGAGAGGAAAAAATGGCCGCAATCATTACTAATAAGTTCCGTATTCACAATGCAGAGCAATATATCGAAGCATTCAGTGAAGCATCAGGAACAAACATTTATTTGTTCATCGGTCGTCCACAAGCGTGGTCCGATGATACATCTCCTCCTACTCCTGTTGATAACAACGATACAGCATTTAATGCTTATGACGATATGGTCGCCATGAAGCGTGTGACTGCATCAGATGTTGTTCACGCAGTAGTAAGAAGAGACTGGACTTCTGGTACAGTATACGATGAGTACGCGCATGACTATTCATCAACAAATGCTGCCGCCAGTGGTGCAACATCACTTTCTGCCGCAACATACTATGTTCTGACAGATGATTACAACGTCTACAAAGTTATTGATAATAACTCTGGCGGCGCATCAACTACAAAACCAACTGGTACTTCAACTGGTTATATCACAACTGCAGATAGTTATGTATGGAAATATATGTACACAATTTCTGCCGCTGATGCTCTGAAGTTCTTGTCAACAGACTTCATGCCAGTGAAATTCATTGCTTCTGATCCAGGCGCTGGACAACCATACAAAGAACAGTATGATACACAGCAAGCGGCAACAGATGGTGAAATTAAGAAAATTAATATCACTGCCGCAGGTTCTGGATATACATCAGCACCTACAGTTACTATTACTGGTGATGGTACAGGCGCAACAGCAACAGTAACCGTTTCTGCTGGTTCTATCAATACAGTAACTATTACCAACGCAGGTTCTGGTTATACTCAAGCAACTATCACTGTATCTGGTGGTGGGGGTTCTGCTGGAGCATTGAAAGCAATCATTTCACCTGAAGGTGGACACTCATCGAATGCTATTCATGAACTTGGTGGATTCTATGTAATGAACAATGTAAGACTTGAGTACAATGATGGTTCTGGTGACTTCCCAGTTTCTAATGACTATCGTAGAATTGGTCTTGTTCGTGATCCATTTAACTATGGTACTACTACTGTTGCTACAGATACTACAAGAACAGCAACTAAGTCTATCACTTTTGAGAGTGCGGGTCTTACTGGAACATTTGTAGTTGATGAAACAATCACAGGTGGTTCTTCATCTGCATCTGCAAAAGTAATTGATTGGGATTCTAGTAACAGAATTCTACGCTACTATCAAGATGTGAATACTGGATTTACTTCATTCACTGGTGCTGAGACAGTAACAGGTGGAACTTCTTCTGCCGCAGGTACTATCAATGCACTAAACAATCCTGAAGTAGAACCTGACAGTGGTGATATCATGTATCTAGAACATAGACGCCCGATTAATCGTGCATCTGACCAGATTGAAGATATCAAACTAGTCATTGAATTCTAGTCTAAATAGTAGAATAGAAAGATACCGGAGCAATAAATGGCAGTTATAGATTTTAATGTAGACCCTTATTATGATGATTTTGAAGGCGCGGGTGGTGCTAAAGCAAAGAATTTTCATCGTGTACTCTTTCGTCCTGGATTTCCTGTTCAGGCGAGAGAGTTAACCCAACTACAGTCGATTTTACAAAATCAGATTGAGAGACATGGACGACATGTCTTTAAAGAAGGTTCGATGGTTATTCCTGGCGACATCGCTTTCGACTTTGAATATGATTTCATTAAGATACAATCAACATTTAATGCTCAGAACGTAGAAAGTTATAGAACAGATTTTTTAAACAAGATTATTACGGGTTCAGAGACAGGCGTTAAAGCGAAAGTTATTGGAACTTTAGCGGCCACCTCTACTACACCTTTAACCCTGTATATTAAATATGAAGATAGTGGTACTGATGGTGCAACCAAAAGATACGCTATTGGTGAAAATGTTACATCTTTGAATGCAGATAATACTGTTGCAAAAAATCCAGATATGACTGCTAACCAAACTACAGAACTAACAGCATCACTATTAACAACTGGTACTGTTATGTCTACACAACCTGAAGGCACACCTGATATCGACTTCTTTGACCCTGCGGTAATGACTGCCGCAGGGAATAGCGATACTGTCGGTAGAGGTTCTGCAATTCAAATTCAAGCAGGTGTTTATTTCATCAATGGATTCTTTGTCGCAAACGAATCGCAAAGAATTCTGCTTGAACCATATCACAACTATCCATCTTTTCGTGTAGGATTTCAAGTATCACAAACAACAGTAACACCTGAAGAAGATGCTACACTCAAAGATAATGCACAGGGAGCATCTAACTTTGCCGCTCCTGGCGCACATAGATACAAAATTAATCTTACACTAACAAAAAAATCACTTACAGCGACAGATGATGTAAACTTTATTGAACTCGCAAGATGTGAGCAAGGACAGATTTCTAAACTTGTTGAAAAAGCAAACTACAACTTCTTACAAGAAGAATTTGCAAGAAGAACATATGATGAAAGTGGCGACTATGAAGTTAAACCTTTTAGACTTGATATTCGTGAACACTTTAATGACGGCACCAACAGAGGTGTGTGGGATGCAAACGCAGACACACCAGGTGATAGAGCAAAACTTGCTCTTGGTATTGAACCTGGTAAAGCATATGTTCAAGGTTACGAAGTCGAAAGTAAAATTACAAAGTTTGTTAATGTTCCTAAACCAAGAACATTCAACTCTGTTGTAGATACACCAATTCAGACTGATGTTGGTAACTTTGTTCTAGTAAACACACTAACTGGTGCCGCTGATATTAATGATTTCGCAGAAGTATTCATCTATGATGATTTTATAGATGGTTCACCTGCAGTAATTGGTAACGCAAACCTAAGAGGTATTCAGTTACATGATGGAGACTTCACTGGCAACATTGATGAAGTAACATATAAACTCAGTATTTTTGACATTCAAATGAATGATGGTAAAGATTTTGCTAGAGATGCTAGAGCATTCGGTGATAGTTCAACACCGGCGAGTGCAACATTCTCATGCCAGATTGAACCTAAACTAGTAACACTATCTGGTACTGCTTCAACTGCAGATGCAGATGCTACTGTAACTGGTGTTGGTACTGCATTCAACTCTCAAGTTCGCGCTGGTGATGTATTATTCTTGACAACCACAACAGGTGATGTTAGAATTGGAGAAGTAGATACTGTTACTAATAACTTACAATTAGAACTAACTGCTAACACAACAACCGCCGCAGGTAATGTTGTTAGTGGTGGTATTCTCAAGCGTTTTTCTGCAGAACTTTTAAGACCAGACCAAAAAATTCTAGTGTTTCCAACTGGATACTTTAGAATGAGAAAAATTCGTGGTTCGGATGCACAGAATCCAGACAACGTATTATCATCTACTTACACTGTACGAAGACACTTTGATGTTGCATATAACATTGCCGCAGGTGCCGCACAGTTTACTGTACCAGATAGTGAATCCTTTGCATCTGTATCAAACTTACAAAACTTTATTGCAATTCTTACTGCTACTGGAACTGGTACTACACTAGCATCACAAGATGTTGGTGCAATCTTACCTATCGCATCTGGAGACTTAGCACTTAGTAATGGTGGTAGAACATTAACAATTAGTAATCTATTATCAAAAACTCTACCATCTGGTGCAAATCCAACAAACGGTAACTCAGTTGAAATTATTGCTTCTGTTGAAATTTCAGGTGCCGCTGGCGCTGAAAAAACTAAAGCACTACAACCAAATTCCACAGTTCAGATTACAACTCAAGGTGCCGCGCAAAATACAGAGATTACTCTTGGTAAAGCAGATGGGTATGCTCTCAAGTCTGTCAAAATGTCGGCAGACTTTAGCACTAATGCTACTTCATCTGACCAAGATATCACTGATAGATTTACATTTGATAACGGTCAAAGAGATGCGTTTTATGACTTAGCACGAATTATACTTAAACCGGGTCGTCCTGCGCCTACAGGGCGTCTACTAGTAACATTTGATTACTTCACTCACTCTGGTGGAGACTACTTCTCAGTAGACAGTTATGACGGTGTTGTAGATTACGAAAATATTCCGATATATTCATCGCCTGATGGAGATGGTAATACATATGACTTGCGTGACTGTTTAGACTTTAGACCAAGAATTCAAGATAGTGGAGGATCATTCACAGGTAGTGGTGGTTCTGTCACTGAAATTCCTATGATTGGTACAAACTTCAATGCAGACTTTACATACTTCTTAGGACGTATCGATAAGATTGCAATGAACTTTGATGGTAAGTTTATCAGAATACCTGGAGTTCCTGATATTAGTCCTAGACCACCTCTTGACCTTGGTAAGGCGATGACACTTTTTGAAGTGACGTACAAACCTTATGTTATCAATATTTCAGAAGTTGTTGCGAGAAAGATTAAAAATAAACGCTACACTATGAAAGATATTGGTAGACTTGAGACTAGAATTTCTAATCTTGAAGAAGTCAGTTCGCTCAACTTACTTGAAAAAGCAACAACCGATTTGCTAATATTAGATGCTGACGGTAATCCAAGATTGAAGAATGGTTTCATTGTAGATAATTTCAAAGGTCATGGAATTGGTAATGTAGGTTCTCCTGACTATCGTATTGCTATTGACATGAAGAGAAAACATGCGCGACCAATGGCACATACTGAAATTGTGAAGATGGTCGAAGAGAACTCTACAGACGCACAAAGAACTGCCGCTAATTACAGAAAACATAGAGATGGTATTATTACTTTAGATTATAGTGAAATACCATTTATTGAAAACCCATATGCTTCAGACAGCATGGAAGTCAATGCGTATAAAGTTTCTCCATATACTGGAGAGATGATACTTACACCTGCTTCTGATGATTGGAAAGATACAACTCGCAGACCTGACCTTGTGGTTGTTGATGACAACAACTTTGATGCAATTCAATTCTTAGCAGATGAGATTGGCGTTGAAGGTACAGTTTGGGAATCATGGCAAGACAACTGGTTCGGTGAGCAAATCTTCACTGGTGAGCGAGTAATTGGTTCTGGTGTGTCAGGCGGATGGAATGGTAACATTTTACAACAAGTAGGAACGCAACAAGTTGGACAAGTTCGTGAGGGTGTTGAAACTAAACTTATGAACTCAACTGTCGATAAAGCGATGGGTGATAGAATTGTAGATATGTCTATGATTCCGTATATGCGTGAAATACCAATTCATGTTCAGATTGATAACATGAAACCTAGAACTAAAATAAATGCATTCTTTGATAATGTTAATGTGAACGCATATGTTAAACCTGACGATAAATTTACTGTGACTGCTCCAAACAGAACAGACTTTCAGTTTGATCCACTACAAGACCCTGGAGTTGAATTCGACACAGACGATGCTCGTTACTTTGGTACTTTCGTAGACCCAGATTCCGATATCGCATATCCTGCACTTGCATTCTCTCTTGGAGATGTTGTAAGAAACTCTGTTCACACAGCAACTTCAATATCAAATGTAGCGAAAGTTGGTAATACTGTAACTATTACAGCATCTAGTGTATCAGGTATTTCAGTTGGTCATGTCGTATCATTTGCAAATATTGTAGGTTCAACAGAACTAAATGAAGGCAAATATAGAGTTGAAAGTGTAGATACAGGCACAAGTACATTTACTATTGTAAATTTTGATGCAACCGGTACACCAATCGGCACTGTAACTGCATACACTTCTGGAGGAACTGTAACGAGACTTCAAGCATCTGGTGTTGTTAGTTATGCTGGACATCTAAACACAGAAACAGCAGATACACTTCCTCATACATTTCATGTTTCAAATATCAAGAATGGTTTTGCAATCGGAGATGACCTTACAGGTACAATCGACAATGCTTTAGGTGCAAAGAATTTGTGTGAAATCACAGCAATTAATAGTGTATCAGATGGTACATCTACAGACATATACAAAAACTTAAAACAGTTTGGTGATGATAATATCACTGATAATGAAGGTACTTATACTGGTGTATTTGTAGTTCCAAATACTGATACCGTGAAATTTAGAACGGGTGACAGAACATTAAGATTTATTGATAATAATACAAATAATATTGAAATTGGTATTCACACTACAAAAGCAGAAAAGATATTTCATGCTACTGGTATCAATGAAACAAGAGAAGAAACTATCTTGTCTCTTAGACAAGCAGAATTTGTTCGTGACCGATTACAAGAAGAGCGCGAAGTTTCAAGAAACATTACTGGTTCAACTCGCTTTCAAAGAACTTCTAGAGTTCAACCGCCTCCATCTGCAGATGGTGGTGACGGCGGTGACGGCGGTGGTTCAGGTGCAGGCGGCGGTTGCGGTCAGCACGATCCACTAGCACAAACTTTTGTGGTTAACGAAGCAAAAGATGGTGTTATGATTACTAAAGTTGACTTGTATTTCAATGAAGCAGGTACAAGACCTATCATTATTCAGATGGTTAACACAAAAGACGGGTTCCCATCAGAAAAAATTATTCAACAAAAAGTAATTGACGTTGCAGATGTGAATGTATCTACTGATGCAACTGTTCCAACAACTGTTGTGTTTGATAGTCCAATCTTCTTAGCGGGCGATGTAACATATGCAATCTTGATTAAAGTTGACCAACCTGGATGTAAAGTATTCTTCTCTGATATTGGCGAGAGTAATCTCGGAGACAACAGAACAATTTCTAGAAACCCATTGACTGGTACTATGTTCTTGTCTCAGAATGGTAATACATGGACACCTCATCAGACTAGAGATATCAAAATGACAATGTATCGTGCATTGTTTACGGGTAGTGTTGCAGTAATGGACTTTAAGAACGTAAGAAATGGATTTACTGTTCTGAATAACAACCCATTTGAAACAGCACCGAACACTAATAAAGTTCGCGTAACGCAAAGAAATCATGGTCTCTCAGTTGGAGATAAAGTGACAATTGCTAATGTTGCTTCTGGATTTTATGGCGCAAACTCTACCACAAACGGTATACCTCATACAGAGTTTAATAAGCAACATACTGTTGTGGGACCTGTAACAAATGACACTTATGTTATCGAAGTTACTGCAGGAAATGTTGTAAATGGTATTGCTGGATTATCTAGTGATACTGTGGGGGGAGGTAATGTTCAAGCAACTAGAAACTTTATTGCTGATATTATTCAACCTACTCTGACAAACATTCGTTTTGCACAATCATCTTTGACATATGATATGAATGTTCAGAAAAAAGCAGGAAACATTTTCACTGGATTTAAACCAGTACAAGAAAATCAAAATCAAATATATGATGAACCTATGATTATTGAATCCAAAGAAAATGAAAGTGGAACTGTTGGTTACTCTGCTAGAATTAGAGCAACATTCAATACACTGAATGATTTTGTATCACCAATGATTGATTCCCAGCGTATATCTCTATGCTGTATTCAAAACAGAATTGATAATAGAGTTGAAACAGATGTTACTCTAAGCACACATGATGATAGAACTGCAGTAAGTGCAGATACTAATGTTGCATTCTCAAATACAAATGGTAATATTACTACGACAAATAGTGCAACAAGAGATTTGTTTGATACTTTAGATATTGGTAAGTATATTACAATATCTGGTGCCGCAAACGCTGGCAACAATCAAAAGTACTTGATTAGTAATTATAAGAATGATGGTACAACTGCAACTATCACAACAACACCAGTACCTGCTACTGATGAAGCGGCATCTAATGCAGTCACTATTGTACAGCATGAAAAGTATTTACATGATATTGCTCCAGCGGGAGCAAGTAATCTAGCAAACTATGTGACTAGAAGATTTACTCTTCAAAATCCTTCTACAGCAATTAAGATATTGTATGAAATGAATAGACCTGCTTCTTGTACTGTTGATGTATACTATAAGAGAATTACTGATGGTACTGAACAAAAGTTTGAAACTATTCCTTGGGCAAAAGTTGATACTGAAATATCAGATAGCGCAGATGGTGATCCTACAGTTTTCCGAGAGAGAACACATCTAGTAGAAGGATTAGCAGAGTTTTCTGCTGTTGCAATTAAGATTGTTATGAAGTCAACAAACACATCGTTTGTACCTAAAATTAAGAACCTTAGAGTTATAGCATTGGCACTGTAATATGAAAAACTTTATACAAATAGAAGGTCATCCTGACCTAGTTAGAGAGAAAAATAGCAAAGGTGTTATTAACACTAATTCTGTTGAATATCAGAAATACATGACAGTTCAACTCGCTAAAAAGTCTGAAAAGATGAAAGTGCAGAATATGTGTGATGAGATAAATACTCTTAAAGATGAAATGCGAGAAATAAAACGTATGCTCATTCAAGTATTGGAGAAGTAATATGGCAGTAGTAGTAGTAAACACAACGGACAGTTTAGACCAGTGGAGACAGAAGACTAATATTATCTCTACTAACTTAGGTGATCCTGCATCATTGACAACAACTGCTACAGATGTCGTGGGCGCAGTGAATGAACTTGATAATGAACAGGGAGATTTGACTACATTGACTACTGCTCAGAAATCATCTTTAGTGGGTTCACTAAATGAGTTGAAGACAGACTTAGACAACTTATCATCTGCTAATGCATTGTCTAGACCTGTATTGATTGCGTTTGCATAACTATGGCACTTATTGATTTTACAAGACTGATTAGTTTTAAAGAATGGTTTAATAATACTAATACTTTAGGTAATGCAGTTGGTGATCCAGATGGAATTAACGCAGACTTAGGTAGTAACTTAGTAAATGCCGCTAATGTCATACAAGCAGATTTGGGTGATATAACAAGTATTGATGCGTCACTTAGACCAAATACAAATGAAAGTTTTGTAGAAGCACATAATGAATTAGCGAATGAAATTGGTAGATTTCGTATTTCAGAAGCAGAACCACAAGCATACGATATGCATCCTATCGCAGTATTTGGTTCAGATAGTGATTTAGATGCTCATGGATTTGTTGAATAAATAGTAGAAAATAGAGGAAAAAAATGGCAAATGATTTCGAAAATAGAATTGCTAGTGGAGTAGGAACTGCTAGAACTGATATGTATACTACACCTTCCGCAGTAGGTAAGCGTAGTATGATTATTGGTCTAGAACTGGCAAATGTTACTGTTTCTGCTATTACTGTAGATGTTGAAATATACGATGATTCCGCGGCATCATATGTAGTAATAGGAAACAACATAAACATTCCAGCAAACTCAACACTATCATTTATTAGTGGACAAAAGATTGTACTGAATGAAAGTGATAAATTAGCAGTGACAAGTAGTGCATCAGCATCATTGAATGCTATTGCAAGTATTCTAGAGGATATCTAATCATGGCGAAGTATGTAGGAGCGCAACCAAGAGTATCAGGTAATAGAATTGATGGTGGTACAATCACTACTTTTCAATCGACAGGTATTGATGATACTGCATCGACTACTACTAACCTGACGATTACTGATACAACTCAGACACAGACTGGTGTTATCACAAACAGTGCAACATCTGGTAGTCATAACTTTGACACAGATACGTTTGTCATCGATACAACAAACGATAGAATTGGTATCAATGTTGCATCTCCAACTGTTGCTCTTGACATAGTTGGTGATGGAATTAATATATTTTACACTGACGATGGTGCAACAGCAAGTCCTACAATAACTCTTACAAGAGATAGTAATACTCCTGCCGTTAATGATATATTAGGTAAATTCAAGTTAGAAGGTAAGAACTCTGCAGATGAAACTGTAACTTATGCAGAAATGTATGGTCATATTAAAGACCCTACTGATGGTGCAGAAGAAGGTGAGTTTGACTTTAATGTTATGTCGGGAGGAACACTCGCGTCTGTTTTGATGCTTACTCCTGACGAGGTAACTGTCAATGATGGACAAGTAGGACTAGATTTTCATGTTAAAGGTAATGCCAATGATAATCTGCTATTTGTAAACACAGCAACTTCAAAAGTAGGTATTGGTACAACGTCTCCTACTGAAATTCTACATGTTGTTGGTGATGTTAAGATTGATGGAACAATTACATTCTCTGACCAAGCGGCAGGGTCTGGTGCCGCAACATTTACAATTCAAGATGAAAACAATGCCGACAATGCCGCAAATGCAAGATTGAACTTAACAGATTCCGATAGTGACATTCTAGGTACTATTCGACTGACTGATGGCGATATGGTAGTTGGTGCTGATGACCAGTTAATTCTTGCAACAGATACTAATAATTCATATGGTGAGTTGAAGTCTACTGTCATGTATGCTCACAAGAGACTGCCTGAAGCAGTTCGTGTATCTAATAGTTCTAACTTGACAATTACACCTCTGTCAAATCCAGAATACTTCTCAGAACAAACTGCATGTACTATTGCATCATCAAACTCTGGTGATATGAGTAGTTTCTCAGTTGGTGATGTATGTAAGATTGAAGGTTGTACTAATGCCGCAAATAATCAGTTGACAAGAATTATGGCAATCAGTGGCGATACATTGACAGTACATGGATTCAGAACTTCATTTGTATCAGAAAGTGGAGGGTCAATCACACTTTCAGAAGGTGGCGGTCCTTGTATGCATATTCCACCATATGTGAACTTTACATATGCTTCATTTCCACAAAACGAGAACACTTCTAGAGTTGCAACAATGCGTTATGTGCGTACAGCAATCTCAGAGTTGATTGATAGTTCACCAGGCGCACTTGATACACTGAATGAACTTGCCGCCGCTATTAACGATGATGCAAACTTCTACACAACAATTACTGGTCTGATTGATGCAAAGACAAATCGTGACTTTGATAATCTTACTGCAACTGGTGTTGAAGCATTGTATGACTACATTGGTTCATTCGAAAATACATCTAATACAGGTGGTTCATTTCCGGGTGCTGGTAATACCATTACACTAAATCATGATGATGCTAATAACAGATTTTACCTTGACGTTGCATTGAATGATCCATCACTCACAGTTACTTTGACTGGTGATGTGACTGGTACAGTATCATCAACTATGACAGACTTACAAGATACTACAATGTCAGTTGCAACAAGTATCGCGTCAGGTTCAGTAGTGGCATCTTCACTAGACCAAACTGGTTCTGTTACTAACCTTGTAAATGGTCTACCAAGAGCAACATCAGTTCAAAATTCTGATGACTTGATTATCGCAGATGCGTCAGATGGATTTGCATTGAAGAAACTTGCAAGAAGTCTAGTTGCGCCACCTGCACTTGGCGAAGACTTGGGTTTCTTTGCAATTGCAATGTCATAAGTATTATAAATATGAATATAGATAGGAAGTAAAAATGGCAACAGGTATATTTAAAAATACAAAAGTGAGTGGAGCATCATCCACAGGTTCAGGAAGTACTTTATACACGGTACCTAGTGGTAAGTATGCGGTCATTCACTCAATCTACATTACAAACACATATAACCTAGAAGACTTGTACGTTAATATTGTTATTGACGATGGAGCAGGTAATGAGTTTCATGTAGCATATCTTTATCCAGTTCAAGCAAACTTAGGAGCAATATTAGAGCGACCTATTAACTTGAACGATGGAGAGATTGTAAAGGTGAAAGCATCTAGAGCGAATTCTCTTGATGTTGTTGTCAATGCACTAGAATTTACACCGTAAAGAGAGAGAAGTAACACATGCCTTACATCGGAAGAACTAAAGGAAATAATATCAGAACTCAAAGGTTTATTGCCGATGGGGTTCGTAAGATATTTACAACAGAATTCATACCACTCAGCGACAATCAAATGTCGGTGTATATTGATGGTGTGTATCTAAACGACCAAGATTTTGTATTCAAACATCCTAATAAAGTACTTCTTTCAGATGCACCAGCAAGCGGCGCAGAAGTAATTATTCAAGCACTGAAAGCATCCGAGTTTCAATCTGTAAGAAGCAAAACATATTTGTGTGATGGTACACAAAGAATATTCGATTGTGGATTTACACCACCTGATGAGTATTCAATTATTGTTACAAAAAATGGTGATATTCTTCAAGATAAAGATTATGTTCTAGTTGCAAATAAAGTAGTTTTGACACAAGTTCCCTCAATTAATACTGAACTTGAAATCAGAGGTATCTATGATGTTATTGATCCATCTGGTAACGTGCAAGCATCAAACAGTCTAGCAATTGTAAGAACAAGAGCAATCACCGATGGATTGCAGAATATTGTTCCTATGCATCAAAAGACTGATGCTGAACACAATCTTCTCGTCTTTAGAGGCGGCGCAAGTGCATCTGTAATGTCTAATCATAATGAGTATGCTCTTGTAAACGAATATAAGTATGTTCATGAAAGTGTATTGACTGAAAATACACCAATTGAATTTAGAGGTCTTAAAAGCACAATGTATACCAATCTTAACCGAAGAGTTCTGATGGGTAAAAACATTAATGGTCAACCAACAACTATTAGTGGACCAACAAACACTGGTACTTCAGGATATACATCAGCAAACAATCTAGAAGCAAGAGGCGGTTCTGGCCAAGGATTCAGAGTAAACATCACCGCCGCTGGTGGTATTGTAACTGGTGTTACAATCAATACCGACTTAGCAAATGGTGAATTTGCATACAACTATCAAAATAACGAAATATTGACAATCATTCAATCTGGTTCAACTAATGATGCGACATTGACTATCACTGCAATCACAGATAATGAAGGTCAGCAATACTTTGATGTAAACAATCATCACTGGGATACTACAAATAACGTATATCAAAAAGAAACAACTTATGACTTATCAACTGATGAAGCAGATTTGATTGTTGCTATTGATGGTATTATTCAACCGTTTGATGAGTACACTGTAGTTTCCGGAGACTTCAATGAAGGTTCTGGAGCATCAAATCAAATAGTAAATATTGGTTCTAGAGTTGGCGTTGATGACCAAGCACCTAAAGTTGAAATCAGAGATTTGCAAGGTCTGATAGGTAATGATGATGTTTCACTATTAGCAGACACAGCAATTAGTCGTGCAACATGGGTATCGAACGGTTCATCAAATACATTTACAACCGCATCTGGTTATACAAGCAGACATGGAACATTCTCAACTCAGTCTGCTAATGCCGCAAATGAAGAAATGTTCTTAGTTATTGTTGATGGTATTATTCAGGCAAGAGACACATGGTCAATATCTGGTCAAACTTTGACACTAGGGGGAAATCCTGGTTCATCTGACCAATCAGTAAAAGTCGAATTGATTATGTTCGAAACACTTACTCCTGCCGCCGGACATAATACACAAGACGCTAAGACAGTAACAATGACTGGTATTGCGGGAACTGGTGCTGGTGACCACATGTTTGTTAGACTTTTAGATGAAGCAACTGGTCTTATCGAATTGCATCCATCATCTGACGATAGTGTTATTGTTCATATTGATGGTGTGTATCAGAATGATGATTCCTATTTTGTAGAGAAAAATAAGTTATGTTTCTTTGATGAACATCCAGCATTCGGTTCTGTTATTGATTGTAAAGTATTGAAGTGTACAGAAGTCGCGGCAGCGAATAGAAGAAAAGTAGTATTAAGAGGAACTGGTTCTGCTACGCAATTCACAATTCCATTCACCTCAACAACTACACCTAACGACTTTGGTGTTCTTGTAGTAATCAATGGTAAAGTACTTAGAGATGAAGAATATGCTTTGAGTGGAACTACACTGACATTTAATACTGCACCTGCTCAAGATGCGTTTATTGAAGTGCAAGGTATCTTTGATATTACAACATACTCAGGAACTTCAAGTGAGACTGACTTAGAAACGAAGAAACTAGTATTCAAGTGTAATGGTTCACAACAGATTTTTGATATGGGAGAACTTGTATTTGAGAAGCATTCATTCGGAACTGTGCAAGATACATATAACGAACAAAAACTTCTAGTGTTCTTAGAGGGTGAATTGCAAGATCCAACTCAATATGTAATTGTGGGTAATAAGTTATATTTGACAACTATACCTGTCAATGAAACAAAACTTGAAGTTGTAAGATTTATTTAAAGGGTAATAAAAATGGCACTGACAAAATTAACTAAACACATTGTATATGGAGCGACTATCGTTCAAGTTCGTTATAAAGATATGGGTAATGTGGATTCATCATCCACGAGTGTGGTGGACTGGGATAGTATCACAATGACACCTGAGTACGCCGATTCGATTATGGAAGTTCGTATGAGCGGAACTATGTCAAATCAATCAGACAGTTCTGCGCCGAATGATGGTACTTACGATAGTCCTAGATGTCATTTATTTCTAGAAATAAATGGAAGTACAGAATATACAATTAATGATGCCGCTTCAGTTTCAGTATTCGATAAGACATATAATAGCGCCGCTGGTCGTAGAGAAGGTAAATCAGTGAATATGTATCATAGACATTTACCTGGAACTACAAATCTACAGACTGCAACTGTACAAGTTCAGAGAGATAACAATAATGCTGGAGGAAACTTAGAAGGTAGACACGGATTTTTAATGGTGAAAGAAGTTGCAGGTGGTCTCACAATCGGTACTCCTTCTAATAACTATGTAAACTAAAGGGTGAGAGATTTAATATAATGGTGCTGAGAAAAGTAAAAAAAACAGTTGTATTTGGATCGGTTCTTGTAGCGCACTACGGAGCAGATTTATCGGATAAAAGTACATCTAGTTCAACATTTGCGTCATGGGGTGATTCTGTTATTTTAACGCCACAGTTTAGTGATAGTTTTTTAGAAATTGTTCTAACTGGTAGCGGAAGAGTTGCATCAAACATGCCGTCTGGAACTGGTTATGGTAGACTTAGAATAATGATAAATGGACAAGAAGAGTATATGTTAGATAATTTGATTGGTGGATATCAGCAATACAGTGGTAACCATACCCATAACAATCAACAGTTTGGTGAGGCAAATGGTCGCCAGAATTTTAGAATTTATGGAAGCGGAACTGCAATTTATGTAAATCATATACATCAACCAGGAACCACCAATGAACAAACTTTTCAATGTGAAGTTGCAACTAGTAACTCACTAAATGTAACATTTGCTGAAGGATTTATGACTGTAACCGAACTTGCAAGTGAAGGATATAATCTTACATAAATAGATATAGATAAAGGGTTAAAAAAATGGCATTAACAAAAGTAACGAAACACATTGTGTATGGATCGGTTCTAATAGCACACTACGGAGCAGATTTATCAGATAAAACACAGACCAGTTCAACATACGAGAATTGGGGCAGTGCTTCATCTGTGACGCCACAATACTCTGATAGTCACTTAGAAATAGTATGTACTGGTTCGGCATATCAAAACGCCTCTGGAATTACCAATGGATATCATTCTGGCGCGGCAAAGTTTACTGTTAATGGTTCTGATGAATATTTTTATAGAGGTATTATAGGAAACAATCCTAACAGGTCAGGTGGGCATAATCATCAAAACCAACAGTTTGGCGAAACAAATGGTAGACAGAATTTCCGACACTATGGTTTTGGATCAGCAATCTACATGAACCACATTCATGCTCCGGGATCAACTAACGCACAGTCTGTACAGTGTATGGTAGCGGTTGAGAACGATGGTCCTTCAATTACTTTTGCTGAAGGATTTCTGACAATTTCTGAGATTGCTGGCGAGCATTACAACTTAACGTAAGAGGGAAAAAAATGGCATTAACAAGAGTAACAAAACATATCGTACATGGGTCTCTCTTAGTCCAGTTTAAGTACACCGAAAACGCGGGCGATTGGGACTTAACAGCATCACAAAGTACATACACAGAAATTAATGGTAAGAATATTCTGATGACACCACAATATGCGGATTCTATTATTGAGAACCAAGCAAGCATGACATCTAGAGATATTTCTGATGGTCAGAACCTTACTGACAGTTTCTCTTGTGCATTGTTTGTGAATGGAAGTAATGAATATGAAGAAACCGGAATTAGAGGTGTAAACCCTTATGGTAATGACCATTCTCATACTGGTGGAAGAAACGATAGAACAGCACCAACAAGAAGACATGGTCATGTAACGAACTTTACTGCCGCTATGGGCATCAATCATGCTTATACTCCTGCGACTACAAATGAACTAGATATGGATATTCGCGTAAAAAATAGTGCAACGAGAAGTATTCGTATTCGTGACTTCTTTTTTATTGCAAAGGAAATTTCTATTGGATTAGCATCATCTGGCGCCCAGTAGAGTATACAATCTACAAGGGATTATAGTATGGCACTTCAAAAAATTACAAAAAGAGCAGTTAAGGGTTCTCTATTAATTCAATTTAAATTTGTTGAAAATGAAGGTGCTTGGACTCATAGTTCAAGTTCAAACTCATATGCTATTATTAATAATAAAACTTTACTTATAACTCCACAATATCCAGAAAGTATTGTGGAGATAAATTGTTCTTTTACATTAGGTGACAGTAGTAGTGCAGACAACTCATCTGACCGATATTCGTCAGCATTATTTGCAAACGGAGAAATGGAATATGAACAATCTGGATATAATGGATTACAACCCTATGGTAATGAATATTCACATAGTGGTGGAAGAAACGATAGAATTGCTCCAACTAGAAGATTAGGTCATTCTAGAAACTTTAGAAGTGCAGTTGGAATCAATCATGCACATATACCTAGGTCAACAAATCAAATTACATTTGATGTGAGAGTTAAGAATAATAATACTGATAGAGATTTTGAGGTAAGAGACTTTTTTATGATTGCAAAAGAAATTGCAATATCAGAAGATGGAGTGCAATCAGGTTCAATAACCTTTGATGGTGTTTAATTATAAATAGATATAAATATAGATGTTATCTAATAAAATTTTAACAGGAGTTTAAAAAAATGGCAGACGATTTAGTAAGCGCAGTGAGAAAAACTGCAGGACCAAAATCAGTAGATGAACTGATTAGAAAAGGTCCTCCTACTAGAGATGAAATCGAAGCAATTATGGAAAAAGGTGCTATGGGTTTGGTTGCTACTGATGAAGAGCAAGCAATCTTAACAGAATATCATTCTAGAATTCGCAGAGCAGATAATCTCTCAGTTATATTAAATATTCTATATCCAACATGTGAATGGTCACTTAATACAGTGCCAGGAGCAGATTGGAATGTAGCAGACAGCGGATTACATCCTGGTGCGGTTGAAGCACTAGAATGGGATGAAGATAATCCACTACCTAAACCAACATTTGCAGAATTGACAAAGATGCGTCCTTATGTTCAAGATATTCTTGACCAGCAAGCATACATTGATTTGAGAGCATCAAACTATCCAAGAGAAGATGCGATGATTAGAGCATTGTGGGAATACATCATGGAAGGTAATGATGAAGGCGTGAACGCACTACAAGCAAGAAGACTTGCTGTTAAGAAGCGTTTTCCTAAACCAGAAAACAAGCACTGGATGGTTCAGTCAGAAGAGTATATGAGAATTATGCCTAATTCTCCAGAAGATATTCTTAGAGACATTGATGAAGAAACTGCAAAGAAGATTGCATTTAATCCTCATCTAGAAGCGGCAGATGCATTACCTCTATCAACAAAACTTTCACTTGAAGAAAGAATTGAAAAAGTTATTGCTGTAAGAGGTATGGCGAATGAAGAGAGCGTAAATACAACTGTCACTCTCGCTGATGTTGATGCTAAAGCGGCACAATTAGAAGCGGCAGGCATTGACGTAAATGCTACTGATGCATCAGAAGAGTAGGGAGATAAGATATGCCAATTAAAAACGGAAGATTAATCCTACAAAGAGAAGTATCAGACTTTGCAGAAAGATTTACTGTTGATCCTGCCAACTTATTGTCAGTAGGAACCTTTGTGAGACTTGCAACTTCAGGAGATTATGAAATTGCAGTTACAACAGGTGCATCCGACAACAAGGCATTTGGTGTTGTCTATTCACTAGATAGAACTAATAATCCATATGTAGCAATGTCTGGTCGTTGTATTGTCAAAGTTCGTGGTGTTGTAGCAAAGGGTGATACTCTAGTATTATCTGATTATAAAGGAATGTTGACAACAGATAACGCCGCCTCGTTTGAAAATGTGAAAGCACTTGCTATTACAACAAACTCAAAACAACATGGAGAAGTTGAAGCAGTTCTAGCATAACAATAAAAAACGTCAAAATTTTAAACTCTATTTTCTCCAAGGTATAAATACTAATAAGAACATACCTTGGAGATTTTTTATGGCGAACCCAACAAGCAGAAGCGAGTTACAAGAATATTGCTTGCGCCGTCTAGGTAAAGGCGTCATTGATATTAACGTGTCAACTGACCAGATAGATGATAGAACAGATGAAGCAATTCAGTTCTTTCAAGAATATCACTTTGACGGTGTAGAGAAAACATATCTCAAGCACAAAGTAACAGCAACAACAATAACAGTTTCAGATTCCTCGCAATTTACTATTGGCGAGAAAATTACTGGAGGCACATCTAGTGCAGTCGCTTACATATATGATGCTCCAACATCAACTACACTAAGACTTTATAAAGAAGTTGGTGATTTGACTACTGAAGCAATTACAGGTGCATCATCATCAGCGACAGATACAATCACAGCAATCACAGTAGGTGATATTAAGAACGGTTATGTTCCTGTAACTGATGCTATTACAGGAGTAGAACGAGTATTTCCTTTCACAAATAACACACAGATAGATATGTTTGATGTTCGCTATCAACTAAGATTAAATGAATTATTTGACTTAGCAAGTACATCTGTGCTATACTATAATATGATACAGCAACATCTATCGTTAATTGATGAACTTTTAGTTGGTGAAAAACCAATTAGATTTAATCGTCATTCTGATAGAATTTTTGTAGACATGGACTGGAACAATGATATTAAAGCAGATGAGTATCTTGTATTTGAAGCATATAGAATTTTAGACCCTGCAACTTATGCTGATGTGTATAACGATATGTTCTTAAAGAAATATCTTACTGCACTAATCAAATTGCAATGGGGTAACAATCTAAGTAAATTTGCTGGAGTACAAATGCCAGGTGGTGTAACACTTGATGGTGTTCGTATTATGCAAGAAGCAATGGAAGAGATTTCAAAAATCGAAGAAGAAATGTCACTCAGATATGAATTACCAGTTGACATGATGGTAGGATGATTACATGGCACTTAATGCGTATTTCGACCAAGGCGGCGGATTAGATAGTACAGGTTATTCTTTAGAGCAAACCCTAATTGAAAATCTTTATACAGAAGCAATTAAGATTTATGGTTTTGACATCTATTACATTCCTCGCACATTAGTAAACGTAGACACAATCTTCAATGAAGATGAGTTATCTAAATTTACGTCTGCACACTCTATAGAGATGTATCTACAATCAGTAGATGGATTTGAGGGTGAAGGTGACTTCTTGTCGAAATTTGGTGTTGAGATACGAGACAGGGCAAGTTTTGTTGTTGTTAAATCACGTTGGTCTACTGCAG